TTATGTAAATCGTTCTAAGTATATTAGAGTTGAATGTAAACCAGAAGGTTCGTTCCCAATAACAGCAGGACCATTCGGACATGGTGCTTACATTAATCCAATTATCGTAGGAAATCCATCTGAGGTACCAGCAGTGGTATTCTCAACTGGTTCAAAAGAGAATAGTGCATCTAATGGTGTACAATATAGTGGTATTGATTTAGAAACAATCAATGTTAAACTAGATAACAATCATTATTTAAATCCAACACCAACAGGTGCTAACCAAGGTGCAAATACTGTATTTGCATTCGATGCTACCGTAAATATTAATAACGGAACACATGCATTTGGATTTGAACTAACTGGTTCAGCCGCTTCGGATGTTAATAAGAGACAATTCGTATTAGGATTCCAAGGTGGATTTGATGGTGTATCTCCAACTACTGAAAAAGCACTTGCTGGTTCATCAGCAAACTTTGGTAGTGGTAACACACAAGGATTTAATTGTTCAACTTCTACAGCAAGTGGTTCAGTTGCATATGTTAAGGCAGTTGCTTCTGTATCTAACCCTGATGATTTTGATATTAACTTAGTATCAGCACCTGGTATTGTTCGTAGACATCACTCTTATGTATTTGATAAGATTGTTGATATGGTAGAAGCTAGAGAAGATGCTTTCTTTATCGGTGATGTTGTAGGTGTAACTTACAATAGTGGAACTGGACAAGTTTCAACTGATAGTATATCACAAGCTGTTGAACAGGCAGGTAACTTAGATAGTAACTATGTAGGTACATACTACCCATGGGTTAAAACAATCGATTCAAGAACGAATAGATTAACATCTGTTCCACCATCAGTATTGATGCCTGGAATATATGCTGGAAATGATGCAATCGCCGCTGAGTGGTTTGCACCAGCAGGTTTAAATAGAGGTGGTATCGTAGGTGCTGTTTCTGTATTAAACAGATTAACACATGCGGAACGAGATACTCTATATGAAGGAAAAGTTAATCCAATCGCGGCTTTCCCTGGTGAAGGTATTGTTGCATTTGGACAGAAAACTTTACAAGATAGAGCATCTGCACTTGATAGAATTAATGTAAGAAGATTAATGATTAAGGTTAAGAAGTACATTGCTTCTACATCAAGATATTTAGTATTTGAACAGAATACGGCTCAAACAAGAGGTAGATTCTTAAATACTGTAAACCCTTATTTAGAGGGAATACAACAAAGACAAGGACTTTATGCATTTAGAGTGGTGATGGATGAATCAAACAACACACCTGATGTAATCGACAGAAACATATTGGCTGGACAGATTTTCTTACAACCAACGAAAACTGCTGAATTCATCGTGTTAGATTTCAACATCTTACCAACTGGAGCTTCGTTCTCGGCATAATTAATTAAAAATAAAAAAGAACTATATTTATAGTAGAATAAATTAGGAGAAAACAAAATGGCAGAAGTATTAGAATTTAATGATATGTTTTATACCAACTTTGAACCAAAGATGCAAAACAGGTTCATCATGGAAATAGATGGTATTCCTTCATATCTTATAAAAGTAGCTACAAGACCAACAATTTCATTTGAAACTGTTACCTTGGACCACATCAACGTTAAAAGAAAACTTAAAGGAAAAGGTGAATGGGCTGATGTTACCATGACACTTTATGACCCAATTGTACCATCAGGTGCACAGGCAGTTATGGAGTGGGTAAGAACTTCTCACGAATCAATTACAGGTAGAGATGGATATGCGGATTTCTATAAGAAAGATATCCAATGTTATCTATTAGGACCTGTTGGTGATAAGATTGAACAATGGACTCTTAAAGGTGCATTTATCAACTCTGCTAACTTCGGTAGTTTAGATTGGTCATCAAATGAACCAACTTCAATCGAGTTAACATTATCATATGATTATGCTATCCTAGAATTCTAATATTCCTCCAAAATTATTTTTATAGAAAAAAGTTCTCTTAGTGAGAACTTTTTTTGTGCCTTATTTTCTAATTTTTTAAAACTTATATATTTATATACGAACAATTAAAATAAAGTTATATGGCAAATTACGATTTTCCTACCGAAGTGATATCACTACCATCACAAGGTAAATGTTATCCAGAAGATAATCCCCTATCATCTGGAGAAATAGAAATAAAATACATGACTGCGAAAGAAGAAGAAATTCTTGCTTCACAGAATCTCATACGAAAGGGGGTGGTTCTTGATAAGTTATTTGAGTCGATTATAGTAGATAAAAAGGTTAATATTGATGATATTATACTAGGGGATAAAAATGCTATAATGTTAGCGGCTCGTATTTTAGGTTATGGACCTGAATATGCTGTACAAATGACCGATGAGTATGGAGATGATATTCAAACATCTGTTGATTTGGGAAAAGTACAAACAAAAGAAGTAGATTTGGATATTCTATCACCAGAAAATAAGTATAAGTTTAAAACAACAACTGGTAAAGAACTAGAATTCAAATTACTAACTCATGGAGATGAGAAAAAAATAGATGCTGATGTAAGAGCACTCAGTAGATTAAATAAAAAAGCAGGAAAAGATACTACATCTGAATTAACTACACGATATAGATATATGATTCTTTCTGTTGATGGAGATGAATCCACTCAAACTATTACCAAATTCATAAATACTCAGTTTCTTACTAGAGATACAAGAGCATTTAGAAAAGAAATTTCAAGAATACAACCCGATGTAAACATGGAATTTGAATTTGATAATCCAGAAACGGGTGAAAAGGAGGTAAAGCCCATTCCGATGGGTGTCGGGTTTTTTTGGCCTTCCGAGTAATTACTCAATTCTACTTCATAAACAGATTTTTGAATTGTGTTATTATGGTAATGGATTTACTCAAGAAGGAGTATATAGATTACCTGTCCATCTCAGAAACTTTTACTATAAACAGCTTGTTGATACAAAGGAAGCTGAAAAGAAAGCTGCTGAAAGTGGGAAACAATCAAGTTCCTCTACTAGAGGACCAAATGTAAGAGTGAGGAAATAATTCCTCACTTTTTTTTTGACTTATATTTATAGTAGTACAAATAGGGAATAATATTATGAAACTTACAGAAAAACAATCTAACAAAATTTCTAATGCTTTAGCTAAAAAGCATAACATGAATGAAGGTTTGGTAGGATGGGTATTTGGAAAAGTTCTTTCTCGTCAACTTAAAAAAGATAAAAAACTTAATAGAATTGTAGGTGATTTGGATAATGCTCTAAGTAAACTACAAGACGAAGTTGAAAGAATGCAAAAGAACGGAGAAGAAATTCCACCATCATATAAACAAATTCTAAATATGAAATAATAGGAACTTTTTAAATGGCCAGTAAAGAAGATTTAAAATTAGAAAAAGAATATCAAGATGCACTGAAGATATCAGCGAGTGGTGTTGGTGCCTTGCAGAAAAATATTGAACTGCTTTTAAATCAGAAGAAAGCTCTTAAAAAAGAAACCAAAGATTATATCAACAAAATCAAAGAATCAACTAAAGCCTTAGGTGATTCTGAATCTATCAATAAACAAATATTAAATAACCAAGATGAGATTAATAAACTCAAAAGTGGTGAACATGAGAAGCAGAAGGGTTCTAATAAATTTACAAAAGCTGGAACAGCCGCAGCTATAAAAACTCTTGAAGTTCAGAATATGTCTTTAGCTGTGTATGGTAAACAACAAGAAGCCATAGATAGAGTAAAAGACAAAGCTCAAAATTTAAATGATAAGTTTGCGGAGGGAGTAGATAAATTAGCAGGATATACAAGTCAAATACCTGTTATTGGTGGTTTACTTCAAGGAACAGCAAATAAAGCAGCAGCCTCATTGAAAAAAGGGTTTGGTGGAGCTACTAAAAAGTATGTTACCGCTTATGGTCAAGAAATGCAAAAAAATGCAGGTCTTACAAAAGGATTAAGTGGTAGATTAAAAGGAGCTACTGTAAACATGAAGGCCATGGGTAAAGGTGCTATGGCAGCAGGTGGTTCAATGTTAAGTGCTTTTGCAGGCCCTCAAGCTATATTACTTCTAATCATTGGAGCATTAGCCGCTGGGTTATATGCCATGCAAGCGTTAGATAAAGCAACCATAGCATTCCGAGAATCTTCTGGGATGAATAAAAATCAATTCGAAGGATTAGATTCACAAATTACATCAGCCGCTGGTTCTGTAATGCATTTAACTGGAGATTTAGAGACAGGTGCTAAAGCAGCAGGTGAGTTGTATAAAGAATTTGATGGTATTGAAAAATTAAGTGATGAGGTAGTTAATAGTACACTTAAGATGGCCTTTAATTTAGGTTTAAGTGCATCTACTATTGGTAAAACCAATAAACTATTACAAAATCAATTTGGAATATCAGGTGATGCCGCTCAAGCTATGATGGGAACTACCATTGCAGCAGCAAAATTAGCTAAAGTACCAGTAGGAAAAGTTATAGAAGATATAGCTAATAGTTCCGAAGAAATAAATAAGTACTTTAAAGGAACTCCTAAACAATTACAGGCTGCCGCAATTCAAGCCGCTAAATTTGGTACTTCATTAAAACAAGCAGGTCAAGTTGCAGGTAGTTTATTAGATTTTGAAAATAGTATAAATTCAGAATTAGAAGCAAGTGCTATTTTAGGTACCAACTTAAATCTAAGTAGAGCTAGAGGTTTAGCTGCTCAAGGAGATATGGTTGGGGCTCAACAAGAAGTTCTTAAACAAGCAAGTAAATTAGGTGATTTAACCAAATTAAATGTTTATGAACAAGAAGCACTGGCAAAAGCATCAGGAATGCCAATTGGTGATTTGATTAATCAACAAAGGATTAAGAAAGCAATGGGTAATGCTAGTAAGGAAGAACTAAAAGCTGCTCAAGATTTAATCAAATCAGGTAAAGATATATCTAAAATGGATAAAGATGAATTGAAGGCTGCAATAACGAAACAAAAATATGATAATGAACGTACTTCAAGAATAGATATGATGCAAAATCAAATGAAAGCTCAATTCCTACAATTAGCTCAAGCGTTTTTACCATTCGCTAAAGCATTTATGAAATTGTTAGAAGATAATATGCCTGCAATAAAAAAGGCATTTAAAGGAGTAGCTGCTTTTGTAGGTGGTATGATTGAAGGTATTAGTGGTACTATTGGAAATATAAGAAAATCATTACAACCAGTATTTGATATATTTAGTGATATGTTTAGTGGCAGTGGTGAGGGTTCTGCTGGAGGATTCCTTGATGTTATGAAAATGATAGGAAAGATTATTGGTGGAACATTATCTTTTGGACTTCAAGTAGTAGCTAAGAGTTTTGCAGGTATTGTACAAATGGTATCAGGTTTTTGGAAAATAATTAAAGGTATATTCACCTTAGATTTTTCAATGGTAACCGATGGATTAAATCAAGCCTTTTCTGGTTTCCTTGATTGGTGGTATGCTATACCAGAAGCTATTGTAGATTCTTTAGCTAACATATTTGAAGGAGTTCCATTCTTTGATGGTTTAAAAGAGGCATGGTATGAGGTAATGGATTGGTTAGGTACGATGCCTGGCATGATAGTAGATTTCTTTAAAGGAATACCCGCACGATTATCAGGTTTATTTACTAATATATTACCAAATTGGGCTATTAAACTACTTGGAATGGATGCTACAAAAGATGGTGGTGGTGTTAGTGATGGTGGTAGTATAGATGATGGTATTGTTCAAAATGGAAAGGTTATTGGAACTCATCCTGAAGATACTATTATGGCTGTTAAGAAACCAGAGAGTATGTTTGGTAGTATAGCCAACAAGATAGGTGGAATGTTTAGTAGTGAAGGTGAGGATGGAGAAGAAAAAGGATTCTTCGGTAAAATGGGAGATATGTTAACTGCTCCTCTTAGAGCAGCTTCTTCTCTTGTACAAGAAGGAGCAAGTGCACTTTCAAGTTCACTATCATCTCCACAAGAAGAAACAGGTGGAGGATTCTTTAGTAAAATAGGAGATGTTCTAAAACAAGGATTAGAAGTTGTAGCTGAAAAAGGACCAATGGGTGCTTTAGCTAGTATTGCATCTGATGGATTTAAAGCATTAACAGGTAGGGGTGATGAAATGGAAAACACCAAACTATTTGCTTCAATGGGAGATGTTGTAAAATCAGGAATAGATATAGCAACTCAAACAGCATCAAAAGGATTAAGTATAGCATCAGATGGTTTAAAGGCAGTAAGTAATGTTGTAGTAGGTGAAGATGGAAAAGACCTTGCAAACCAAATGATTACTCCTTCTCAATCACTTAGTGATGTAAATACTTCATCAGAAGATATTGAATCGAATGAAAGTGTTTTATCTAGTACTATTGATAGTTTAGCTTCAACTCTAAAAGAATCAAACACAGGAAATAATACAGACCTCCTTAAAAAATTAGATTTATTAATTGATACAGTTGCCGCAGGTGCTATAATTAATATGGATGGTGAAGCTGTTGCTAGAACAAGTGGTGGTAAGATGGATAAAGCATTAGGTAGGTTTAACCAATTTGTAAGAAGTAATTCATAAAGGGAAAAAGATATATGCCAACTATATTAGAACTATTTAAAGAATCTCCCCAAGATAAGGCAGTTAATTCAGCTGCTAATGAATCTAAAGGTGGATTTAAACAAGATGTAACTAATTTTGTTCAACAAGAATTGAATGGTATTAGAAAAGCATCCCTTGTTGATATAAATAATCCATTGATATATGGTAATCAAGCAGTTCGTATAGCACAAAGAACAACTCCTGATAAGGAGGATATGACTGCTGGTATTGTAGAAGGAGCTACTGGTGGATTAGGTCTTAATAAAGTAATTGGTAAAGCTAGAGATGCTGTAAATAGTGTATTAGGTATACCTGAAACAACATTGCCATCAAGGGTAATAAAATTAGATGGTTCTAAAAAAGGTTCAATCACCTTTTCAGAAAACTTATCATCTGAACCTATAACATTAGCTTCTTATGGTAAGAATGGTACCGAACTTGGAAAACTTCTAAAACAATCAGGTGGGAATCCATCTACAATAGTAAAACAAGCAGTTGGTGGTGGAATAGGAATTCCCCCTC